TAGGAAGATATGTGAATGCATAATCATTTATCCATGCTTCATTTTTCAATAATAAAGGGTTGTCAATAGCTTTCTTTATATATGTGTTAGCGTTCTCTACTGTTGTTGTAGATGTTTTAATTATGCTCTGAATTATGTTTAGATATTCAAATTCAGTTAAAGCTTTATCTAAATCTTCGGAATCAAAATAATATTCGAGCTCTTGTTCCAACTTAAAATTTTTATCTAATTCCGCATCATCTTTGTTTTCAGAAAATTCTTCTGATTTTTCAACCTTATCTACCTCATCTACCTCTTTCACCTTTTCTTCTCTTTTCTCAATTTCCTGCTCTTTAACCGATTCTTCATTGCTACAACCCACAAAGGTAAAAAGTAAAACGGTTATGGCAAAAAGGGTCTTGCCCCACATTCTCATTTTAATCATCTCCTTTTATGCATTTGATTAGCAACTTTTTGACGTTGCTGTTATCGTAAAAAATCGACATTCACCAATTTATATTCAAATCTAAAAGTTATTAATACATTATGCCATCTTCTGTAAATTCATACTCATTAGCTATTAATGTTTCTACAATATATTCATCAGATGAATAATATTCTATATCTCTATAACCTTCTCTTTCTAACTCTTTTGACACATTTTTAATATCGCTATGAATACAGTCTTTAAGGTTTAAAAGAAAATTGTGTATCTCATTATACTTATCAACATACTCATCTGTATCGCTATCTAAATCTTCATAAAGATACTCCATCATTGTTTCAATACTGTCTCCATCTACATATACTTCCATCGTATTATAATGGCTATAATGATAACCAAAAGAATTGCGATATATCCTAGCTATAATAGTTAAATTTTCACTGTCTATAGCTCTATATAAGTCATAATTTAAATCATAACCTTTATGCTCTAGTCTCTTCATAACCTTATCTATATCCACTTCTCCATAAAACGCTACGCCATCTCCTTGTGAATAGTTTAAACGCCATTCTAAACTATCTGTAGGATAACCCATATCTGACAACTTTTCTGCAAATTTTTCAGTAATAAACTTCGATTTAATTTGCCAATCCATTGATTTACGATAATTTTCGATTGCGTTTTTTTGGCATCATCACTCAATTCTTCAAATTTATATAAATTAATAACTTCTTTTCTCATGCTATTCTCCTCCTTATTTGCATTAAATCAATCATTTCAATAGAAATAGGATAATTTCAGCTATCCACATCACATTTTTGCATTACTGTCACCACTAAAAACGATAAACTTATCCTTTAAATTATTGTAATCATCTTTATTAATAGTAGACATCATACAATAGCTATTATCAGCTTCCCAATATCCAAAAAATACATTTATCCTTGTACCTTGCATAACCATATCATTAATAATACTTTCTAATTCATATGTGAAACTATCTAGTTCGTCAATAACTTCATCAAGGTTATATTTATCGATATTATCTGTATCAATGCCTTCATAGTCAAAATATTGTAATGCAAAAAATGGTATATAATGACCATTTGTACCGCCAACAATATCATGCACTAATCCTAAATAATTTTCGTCATCATAATCTGTACTATCGTTCTGCACTGCTTCATCTATTGCATTAATAACATCTTTCAACAACTTCTCTTTATTGACATAGGTATTAAACCATTCTCTAGGCGTTAATGTTCTTTTCATAATCGATACACTCCTTATTTTATTTTTTACTTCTCCATTCTTCATACATCTTCTCCCTATTTTATTATCATGGGGAAATCGGCATTATTACTTGATTTCCCCACGTACAAACACAATAAAGTTAATTCTGAATTGTTCGACATTATTTACATAGAATAATACTTCTTTAAAATCTTTAGATAATTCTTCATAGATTGTTTCTGGATTATCGTCTATATAATACCAACCAGATTCATATTCACCATCTAGCCTTTTAAATCCCAACTTTTCAATCTGTCCTTCTGTCATCAATCCATTTACAGCCTGTTTAGGATTATTAATTCTGTCTGCTAAATATTCTTCTTGATAGTCTTCGTTATCATTAAAACATTTATTGCATACAATGAAGCCATCTCCTACATAAAAGTTTGGTTGCCAATGGTAACTGTCTGGCGATGTGCGAATAATATTGCCACAATCATCACAAATTGTATATTCATCACTAAAACCCCATTCACAACCTAATGCCGATTTTACAACATCATACCATTTAATATCATGCTCATCAAACGCATGTTTAACGATTTCTGGCACTTCATTATCAATTATAACACCTTCTAAGACCTTTCCATGCCCCCATCTACGCTCTTTAACTAATCCTGCCTGTTCATATAGTTCTAACGCTTCTGGCACTATTTTTTCGATTACAGCATAATTCACTGCGTATACGTCATCCCAATCTTCAAAGATTGCGAAAGGTGCTCCATCCTCGAATTTACTAATTATTACATTCTCAATATATCCATTCTCATAAAGATATGATGGTGTAACTATCATTAAATCATCTCCATTCTGTTTATTTATATTCATTATACACTATATACAATCATTTGTCAACAGAATTTTATAAATCTTTTGAAATTTTTATTCTTAAGCAGGAGCGTTACCCCTTGCTTAAGAATAAATACATCTTTGTAAATCAAACAATTTTATCTATTTAGATTCATATTCTTCAGCACAATCGACACAAATGAAATCATATTCAGCAGGAATCTCATATTCCTCATAAACTTCAAAACTATAAGCATTTTCATTTTTACAGCATTTTTCACATAACATATATGTCACTCCTTAATCCAGTCAATTGTGGGCTCTCCCTTATAGCCATGTTCCCATACAAACCAAGCAAAACACATCATTGTACTATTCTTTTGTTGTACACCATTTTTATATATTTTAAGCCTTTGAGAAAATACATATACCTTTTTTAATGGTGTTGTTTTAAATAATTCATATCTTTTTACGCCTTCAAGAAACTGAATCTTTAATAACATTGCCACTTTTTTATTCGCTTGTGTTAGAGCATGTTGCACAAATTCTGTTGCATATTTATATGGTGGATTTGTTATGATATTATCGACTTTCTTATATGTACTTAAAAAATCTATACCTACATCTCCGTATCCTCTGTCTATCAAATCAGAAGAATAAACTTCTAAACCATATTCTTCTAACACTTTACTAATCGCACCATCACCACAAGCACATTCCCATATTAATCCTTCAAATTTTTCTCGTTTTAATAATTCGTGAATTGCATTTGATGGTGTAGGGTAAAAATCATTTTCTTCACGATTTTTACTAACACCTTGTATCGAATGAGCTTTACTGATTTTCAATATATCATCTCCTCTTATATTTTGTTTAAAATTATCATTTTACATGTCTCTTAAAACTTTTCCAAGAACAATTATCAAACAAACTAATCTCAGCATTATAAAAACATTTATAAAAATAATTAAATGACATTGTATCAATAACATAATTTATATATTTTATTATTTTATTTATGTATTTTAATATTCGCATTTTATACCACCCTTACCCCCTACTTTTAACAATCTTTTCTATATCTTTTCATACTTCTTTTTGTTTAATTTGTTTATGTGAACTACCCTCCACTTACCACCCTTTCGGGCTGCTTGAAGTGGGGGCTTCTTTCGGAAATAATGTTAAAATGTTAGTTTTATTTAATTTATAATTTCAATTTTTCTTTTTTCTTTGCAGCAATCTTTGCTAAATGTATCTGTATTATGGTTACTCAAACCTTGATGATATTCCTTATAAAAGGGCGACCAATGATAAGAATGACCGTTTTCACAAGTTACATCACCACGAAAACATTTGCATTGACTAATGATTTTTCCGCCACAAATTATACAATTCATTTTAACCCTCCTTTTCAATAAACTCAATTTTATTTATAATACAATAAGATTCCTATCATTTCCTGTAATACTTCTTTCTCTTTCTTTAATCGCAGTCTTTTCTTTTTATATTTTTTAGCTTTATTATATTTCTTCTTAATCAAATCAACAATAACCTGATTAATATTCATATGTTCTGACAAAACAAGAAAGAAATTATAAAACATCTCACTTTCCATCCATATATATTCTTTACCATTACGATTTATTTTTTTAATAGGAAATTCATATTGCATTATCATTCACCATCCGATAAAAAGCTAAATTTATTAACATTATTGATTTCAATATTTAACATTTCTAATAGCCTAAGAATACCTATATACATACCACCAGCAAAAAGTGCAGTATCACGATTAGGATTATATAGACTTTCATTTATCAATTCATTACATAATTCTTCAATCCTTTTACGTGTTAATTCATCTAATTTCATTATAAACACCCCTTATAATTTATTTCTTAAATATCGTATGGTTATATATTTTCCCACTCTTTGTATATCGATAACAATACATAAATAACAAGCAACCATAATCTAAGTATTCAATTTCATCATCTATGTAAAAGATAATTTTCCCAATATGTCTTAACGCTAACTGTTTCAAATTAACGATTTTCTTTTTCTTACCCTTATTCGCATAAATCTGCTTTGGTCGCTTCAAATTATACTTATCCAAATATTCTTCAATTGCTTCTAAATTCGGGTTCGCACTATTGATAACTATATGGTAATCATCAATTATGTAATTGTATAAAGAGTGAAATTTCTTATTGGTGATTGTTTTATCAAAATCAAGGATAATAATCGGCTTCAAATCCTTATATAATTCTAGTGTCTTAAAGAAGCTATTCCGTTTCCGTTTTATAATATCATCAGCATTCTCAACTTGATATTCCCTCGGCAATTTATAGATTGCTCGCAACTTATCTGTAACAAAAGTAAAATATTGAAATAATGATTTAAATTGCATCATGTCTAATTTCTCTTTTAACTCATCCTCTGTTCCATACATAAATACATTTTTCAGTACATGTTTCAGATAAATTGTTTCTCTTCTGGTTAGAAGAACTTTACTTAACCCATATTGATTAACAATATCAGTCGGCATATTGGTTAAGTAACTATTTATATAATTTTCTTGAATAGCTTGCATCAACATCACCTCTGTTTAAAAAATCAATTTTATTTGGTTTGTTTGAATAATTTATAGTCTTCTTTTATCCATTTCTTTATTCTATTTAATCTTTCTCCGTCAAACACTGGATTATTTTCGTTATACCATTCTTCAAATTTAAACATCCATTTTTTACTATTACAACGTTTACATGCTGGTACACAATTACTTAAGTCATTTGCTCCTTCATGATAAACATGCTCCTTATGTAGTCTTTGACCATATTTCTTTTTCGCCTCTTCTTCAGATACACCGCAATATGCACAAGAATAATTAAAATATTGTTTACAAAATTCCCATTCTTCATCGGTAATTTCATGCGTTCTATGCATAGTCTTATAAAATGCATACATTCTCAATTTGTCTTTATTTTTTCTTTCCCATTCTTTTCGTTTACCACGTTCTTTATATAATTTTTGATTTCTTCTTACTTTAGGTATATTTTTTGGTTTTTTAACCCATTCACGATCTCGTTCTCTTTTTCTTTCTATATTTTCTTTTACCCATTTGATATATTTTCTACTAGTACATTTTTTGCAATAAGGATGTAGTCCATCTGTTTTATTTGATTTGTTTTTATAGAAATATTCCTCATTACACGGAATTACACGGAAACCATTCTTCGCAAATTTTACACTGTTTATGTAATACTCCTTCAATTTCTTTATATTTTTTATGTTTAATACCTTTTCCTATAAAAACCACCCCTCATTTTATTTTTTTATTTTCGTTCAATCTTCAATACTCCAATTACCCTCAATTAGTTCTCTTAAACTATAACTACTCAATCTATTTTCATCTAAACTGTCATCAAAATGTTCAATTGTATGTACCACACCATTATCAGTATGAAAATTAATAGTTTTACCTTGTTTACCTGCTTTATACGCCTCCTCAAAACTGACATAATAAGGTAGAATACGCCATTTAGGACTTTTGTCACTAATCCAAATGGTAAAAGGTTTTTTCTCGCCAGTTAATTTACTTTCAACAATCAATTGACAATTATCATAATAAGCTCTTTGATTTTTACTTTCTGCCACCTCCCCGATTTTCAATTTATCTATCATTTGTCCAGTTGTTAATAATTCACTCATCACACATTTCTCCTTTCATTAATTATATTTTTATATTTTATTTTACATTCAAACGAACAAAATCTACCTTGCACATAGAATACACGCAGTTTATTTCCGCAATATTTGCATGTTTTATGCTTTAACATATCAACCATCCCTTTTACGCATTCTTTCAACTTCAGATAAAGCTTTCTTTATTTTTTCTATAGATTCCCAAAATTTTTCTTCTTATTCTTGTTTTATTTTTTCAATTTCTTCTTTGGAATAAATACCAATTAAAACCACATCATTACCTTCTTCATCCTTATAAATCTTTTCTGAATCCATATTTTCACCTCATTTATTTTTATTGTTGCAAGCATCTAAAAAATTCTCAATTGATTCTGTTGAATAATCTGCATCATACGATACGTTTGCTGGTACAAATTCCACTGCATACCTTCCTTGAAATTCAGCTTCGCCGTTTGCCCAACAATCAACACAAACATAATCACCAAAATCATCAAATGCTCCATCGACATTTCCTTGACCACAAATTGCACATCTCATATTTTGTTTCTCCTTTCTCAATAAAATCTTCGTTTTATTGGTGTTTGATGTTTAATCGTTAACACCAAACACCTTCATATTTGGATCATATAAAGACCAATCTAAAGTATCATGAAAATCGTTGATATGGTTTAGCCATACCGTAATAACCTTATCACTATGAAGATTGTAAACCACATTTAAATTGTATTCACCGTTAGTTACTGCTTTGCTTCGTACTACAACTCTCTCTTCACATCTGTTGATTTTTGCGTTGTAGTCAATTTTGTATTCGATAATGTCACAATGATAGACTGTTGAAGCAATATCATCATATGTTGCATTAATACCTTTTTCTTCAATTCTATCAAATACATGACCGATTAACTCCCATTTTTCAACACTTCTTAATCTACTATACAATGAATCTAGCTCTTGTTTTGTCATTTGCGAACTATGTTTTCTCTTTCCCACATATTTTGACATTTCTAATTGTCTCTGCACCCATTTAGGTGTTCTAGGCTTTGTTTTTACAGACATTTTTTGATTTCCCCTTTCCTCCTTCATCTTTATATCCATTATACCATTATTTTTTGCTTTTGTCAATAAAGAATTGCAAATATTTTAATCAATATTTGCAATTTCCTCTGACAAATCAATGCTCTTAACAACTTTATGTACCGCTTGCCAAAAATCAACCCCTAGCTCTTCTTTGAGCTTTTCTGCTTTCATTGTATATTCTCTATTTAATTTGCACGTACAGACGTTGTATTGAGTTTTTTGCTCATACAAAACTACTATAATACCTTTATATTCAATTTCATAAGAGAAGGCAAATTTGCCCTCTCTCCACTCACCATTATTAACAACAGTCTGTATGATAGCTTTAGACATTCCTCTTTTAGCCATTTTTTTAACTGATGATTGGTGAAGAATAACGGTTTATATCTCTTCTTCATGAAGCCATAACTACCTTTCCTTTATCTATTAATCTGCCATTACAGCTACCGCAACGATGATATTTACCACCATGTGCCAACGCTCTTTTTCTTCTGTATTTATATCCACAATCCTCACACTCATAAACCCTAATATTTACAGGTTTAGATTTAATATTGTATTTATCAACTGTGCTTTGACTTACAATTCCTAAACGCTTCAATTCATTTTCAAATACAGGGTGTCCATCTCGATGAGGTTTTCCCTGCATGAATAAAGCGTAATGCACCAATTCATGACGCAAAACATCTAACACAACATCAGGCTCGTTATTTTCTAAGAAGTATCTGTTTAATTCTACAACTTTAGGTACGCTAGGCTTACCGCTCTTAAATCGAGTGTAAACAAATCGACCACATGCTGTTCTTAATCGACCATTAATCTTTAATGGAACTAACAGCTCCATATTGTAGTTATCTTTTAAGAATTTTTTAGCGTATTTTTCTAATTGATATTGTGTTAGCATAATATCATCTCCTTTATATCTATCGTTAATTATATTATACTACACACTCTATCTTTTGTCAACAGATTTCCTAAAAAGATTTAAATTTATTTTGTCGAATAATCGCTTGTATTCATCAACCATTTCTTGAAACTTTTCTGGCTCTGTTTCAAACATACGATTATCTAATGCTTCATCAATTTTCTTTCGATAAAACTCTAATCTTGAATTATCCATAACAAGCTCAACATCGAGCTCATAATCCCTTTTAGCTAATTCATTAGGATATTCTAACATTTCTTCTGTATATGTGTGTATAGGGTCAATATCTAGTTTATAACCTACATGACCAACTTCAATAACCTTCCCTTCTTTACCACAATTTTTTCTCATTCTAGATGTGAATATATCACTTTGACCATTATACGAATGATAAATCTTGCCGACCTCCAAATCATTCCTAACTCTGACTATATCACCAACGTTAAATCTTCTCTTCATTGGCTACATCTCCTTTTGTTTTTATATATTATACCATTAGTCTGAAACGACCTCAAACACTCTCCAAACGCCTTTCTTTCCTCTTTTTAATCTTTTCCTACCTAGACATCATAATTACCTCTTTTAAGCCTTTCTTTAGCTTTATGACGGTCATTTTCAACCATGATACCCCCATCTTCTTTAATCTCATTACTAAGAATTGTTCAAAGGTTATAACTGCGCTATGTTGATGTGTTACAATCCCTTTTACAGCTAAAAATTCATCTGCAATCTTATCTAACAAAGCGTCATCTACTCTCATTTTCTCCACCTCCGAAAACTAATACAAATGCTGTAATAAGCAATATATTAGTCGATGTTGTTAAAAACATATACATCTTCCAACCATTGAAGATTTTCTTCATACGATTCCTCATAATTATGTATTACAGTAAACATTATATCATTATTTTATACACCTGTAAAGAAAAAAATAATCAATGCAACCGTTAATACAAATACACAATCGATTTACCATATACATTCATCGTTATCATTGTATATTATATTTATATTGGAAATTTTATCTATTTTTAAGCACGTTGCTTAAACCGACAATATACAATATATAATTATTTATTATATTATATTATATTATATTACACTATATTATATAATTATATATATTATATATTGTTAATTGTCGGTTTGAGCAACCACCTAAAAAACTATTGTAAAAAATGTGTATTTTTACATTTAAATCATCTCCTTAGTTACAAAATATAAACTCTGTCCATCACAACAATTGCAAAATTAGCTTTTTCTACTTTTTTGCCTGTTTCACAAACAACAAAACCGTCATATTTATATGGATTATACACCACACGTTTATAGCCTTGTGATTCAATTAAGTCATAAATTGCTTGTATGTCATCTCCGTTTCTCATGTCACCATACAAAATTTTCCCACAAACATAAGCATGTACGTTTTTTCTTCTTTCTTGTAATACCCTTTGTCGCCCTTTTTCATTAACTTCAAAAGTTACATCAGTAAGCTCTACATATTGAGCGTATCCGTTCACCAGTCCGTCTTTAACGATTGATAAACAATCGTTATTTAAATTTCTATAAACCTTAACGTTGTCACCTTCTTTGATTAATCTCCCATTTCTTGGAATAATATGTTCTAATGTTAGCCCAACATGCCCAAAATACTTTTTGACTATTTCGTTATCTTTCATTCTCATTGTCATTATTTTGTTCCCCCATCCTTTTTATTAAAAAATATTTAAATTCAAATAAAAATAACTATCACAATATAAAAAATGATGCCACATATTCATATTGATTATATTGTTCATTTCGGTCAAATAAATGAGCGTACTTAAAACCTTTTTTAATAGCTTCCTGTTTATTTTCTTTATTAAATTCAACCAAATCAAAACTGATATCTTCAAAATCATAAATCTTTTCAATTCTCCATACCGATTCATTTGAGAAAATCGCCATCATTTTTTTATTCCTCCTTATTATTGTTAACTTTTGTTATAATTGCAATCCCTCTGTTTAGATTAGAGGGATTGTTTTATCTTTAACTACTCCCATAATCTGTTTTGATAGTTTACATGTTTCTTCATTCCTTACGTCAAAACAGCCTTTGTCGTACATTTCAGCCCAGCCTTCTACACATTGAATAAATAATCTAAAAACAGATTGTTGTAATGTTTTATGCTCTGACAAAAGTGTATCAACAAACTCTTGTTCTGTAATACTATAGCTACTATTGACAAAATCAGACAATTCTTGGGCTACATCTTTTCCACTTGTACGCTTAGTAAATTCTTTATAAGATATGTTTTCCATTAATTCAATTAAATCTTTTAATTCAATAGATGTCTCATTATTTTGTAGTTTATTCTCAATTTCTTCTCTTAATTTCAAAAACGCTTTTCCTTTTTTAATCATTTTATCATCTCCTTTTGTTCTTTACATATATTATATCATGACTTTTCTCTTTTGTCAACAGATTTAATAACAAAAATTAAGAACTTTTCGGGGCAAACGCCCCGATTAAATACGGTCAATTGCTTCCTCAATATATTCTGCAAACTCTTCAACCTCATCTATTTCGTTACCTATCTCTTCTAAGTTATCTTCATCTTGCTCGTTCTTCAATTCTTCTCTAAGCTCTTCTAAACGCTTTTCAAACTCATCTAATTTATCTTGTAATACAGATTTAAACACACTTATAATTTCACTGCTTAAATCATTTCTATAAGTGAAAAACGCTTGTGTTTTAATAGCTTCAATAGGCTCTTGACCTTCCCATAATCCAGAATCAGTTTCAACATTGTCTGACTGCTCTAAGATTTCTGCACTATCTGTTAGGTCTACATAAATGAAATCATTATCTACCCACTTATGCACACGATAGTCATTGACAAATTCATACACATCTGTATATCCGTTTCTGATTTCATCTAATAAATCATCCTCATATTCATCAACAAAACTTCTTGCCTCATTATTGATATATTCTTTGTAATTTGCAAATTGACCCACTCAAATCATCTCCCTTTATGCTTCTAATTATATTATACTACATTTTCACTTTTGTTGTCAATAGATTTTTACTGAATCACAACTATAATTTTCTTATCTTTACTATTATTTTTCACAACTATCATTTTAGCTGTTTTAATAGGTCTGTTATAAATCACATGCTTTCCATTCTGATATACAACATCTTTTGCGTAATCATCGATTAAAATATCTGTCGCTTCACCTAAATAACGACCATTGACGCTACCGTCATTCCTAAAATTTATATTTTTCATATAGATGAAATAATCTGTATCATGACTTAATACAATTTTGTCGCCATCTAAAACATCATAACCAATTAAATCACCATTGTTATATACAGGCTTAATGTTATACCTTCTGTTTCTAATCATTTAACCATCTCCTTATTGTTTAAATATATTTTATCATAATAATCATTTTTTGTCAAGCGATTTAGGAAGGTTTTTCACCTTCTTAAATCGCTCTGTTCAACTGTTTAATTAAGCTTTTCATCGATTCTCTTGATAGTATAATCTCTTGATTTCCTTGTTCTATAACTATATCTGCTCCAACATCATATACATACACATCACCATTTAAGTCCGTTTCTTCTGCCCAAACATACTCATCCTCAAAAATATCTTCATAATAATTGTAATTGCTTTTATAATACCAAGATTTTACCCATTTGTTTTCTCTAGGTACTGGTTCGAAAGTCTTATAGAATTGATTGATTACAGCAATTGTTTGAAGAATTAATCTTACTGTATATCTCATGTCTTTTAATGAAGCGTATTCGTTTACTGTGTGTTCGTTCATATAACCTGCTGATAGGTTGATTGAGTTAACTCCATGTCCTGCAAAAACCATAGCGTCAGAAATACCGCCCTCAACAGCTTTCCAATCCATATCAGCCATTTTAGATACATCTTCCATGAAATACCCTACCGAATCGCTACAAAACGCCATTCCACAACCTACAACAATATCACGATTACCTCTACGGTCAACTACGATAGCTAAATCTGTGTCATTAGCATACCAATCTGGATTAATCTTTCCTGCTCCAACACATCCGATTTCTTCCTCACGACTAAATGCTACCTTGATGTGTCCATTGAAATTTAATTTATTTAAGTTTCTTAACACTGTAAGTATGATTGCAATGCCACCTCTGTCATCGGCACCTAAAGCTCCCTTATTTGACATAATAATTCCATCTTCAGTTTCAATTAGCTCTCTGTCTGCTAACACTCCTTTTACTGTGTCCATATGAGCGGATAAGAGAACAGTTGCACCATTGCCATCACCACACTTCTTGTCTGCAAGTAGATTTCCATAATCATCAACCTTTACAGTATCCATTAATTCAGTTAGAATTGGTTTCAGATAGTCTCTTACAGGCTTTTCGTTTCCACTTGTTCCATGAATGTTCAGTAACTCTATAAATTGTTTTCTCATTAATTTCATTAGCATCTCCTCCTTAATTAACGTTTTTGTCTCAATCTCATATATTTATTGTATCATTATTTTTATCTTTTGTCAAGAGATTCATGTTTTTTATTTAAATATAGTATAACATACCAATAATCTTTTGTCAACAGATTTTGCAAACATTAATTAGGGGTGTTTCCACCCCTCAATTTAACTCATCTATCTCTTCTTTTATTATTCTTTTTAATTTCTCAACAGCTCGCTATTGATTTTTACATATTCTTCAAAATGCTGTCTAGCCTGTTCTGGTGTCCATTCATTAGCAGGTTTACAAAATCCCTTGTTAATTAACTCCCTTGCTGTCCTTACATATAAGCCTTGCAATCTCCAAACTACACCATCATTGATTAAATGCTGGAAACCTTCAACTATTTCTGCTTCACTAATATATCCACCTTCAAAACCCATCACGAAATCAACTACATCAAACTTTTTATTTGCCATTCAAATCATCCCCTTTATTGTTTATATTTTAATTATATCACATTATCCGTCTTATGTCAATAGATTTAATTAAATAAAAAATTCACATTATACTTTTTTATTTTTTCATCAACCCCATCTTCTTCAATTGATTTACCTATATTATACACTATTTTATTTCTGTTATCAAGTGATTTAATAAACTTTTTATTTTATAAAATAGTTATTTTATAAAGTAATTGTAGCTAGAATACCCCTAAGACCATTCATTTTGCTCCACAAACCGTTTTTTTAAAAATCGAGGGGGTTTATACCCATCGATTTTTAAAAGCCTTTAAATCGCCTTATTTTGCTTAATTGATTGTATCATTCCTTTTTTAACACTCTATTTCGTATAAGTGCTTTATAAATCTGTCGTGACTGCTAAACCATTCTTTACTTTCTAAAATCTTCCTATTGTTGATAGAAGCTTTTTGATACATAACTGCCATCTTCTGCTAAAATCAGCTTTTGCACATCTACAATCGCATCTTCTGTTCCTGATTCAAATACTACTGTAATAATATCTCCTTCTTTAAGGTCTACATTATCATACTTTTTAGATAGTACAATACCACCATCATTATCTAATCCTAAACCGTTGATTTCATCTCCGATTACTTCTGTTATTCTATAAGTAAAGAAATCATATTCATCAGCGTATAGTGTATTTTCTTTAATCATATTAGTTGCTTCAACAGCCTTCATATTCTTTTTAACTACTTCATCAATGTTGTCAACTGCATAAGTATCATAATGATTATTAGCAAATACCATAACTCCTGCGAAAATTGCCAATCCTGCTAATACTGTACCTAAAATTCTTCTCATCATAGAACATCTCTCCTTTTTAATTTTCATTTCATTTTCTTTTCTTTAAATACATTATATCATTTATTAAATCTTTTGTCAAGAGATTTTGTGAGAAAATTTTACCCTCAAAAGAGGGTAAAATTTATATTACACTAAAACCTCCAATTCTTCTGCAATTTGTCTTACTGTTTCTTCATAAGCCATCCATGACATATGGTTTTTAAAATCATTTTCACCGATATATTCAAGCATATCAATTCCTTGCTTTAATAGGTCAAGTCTAAGTTCTTCAATCTCTTCATAGTGGTAGTCATAAAATTTATGCGTATCATGATAGTAAATCAACCCATTAACTATTCCGCTAACACAACCATGATGCAAAACGTCTTTCATATATTGTACAACATTCTCTTTGTCTAAAATATCGCTAATAACATATCTGATTAGAGCGTTTTCCTCATTGTTTAATCGTTCTGCAAGTTTTTTTCTAATTTCATTATTCATAAATAAATACCTCCAATAATTATTTGATAGTTTTATTTTAACATAATATCAAGAAATTCATACTTAATTTAACTCAATGCTTTTCATTATCTTCTATTTATGTTTATTTTGTGTTTTGTTGAGATAGTGAGGGGATTATCCCTCAACTATCTCTCTGCTTTTGTGGTTAGGTATTAGTTTGCTATATAGGTAATTCAATTCTCTTTTTGGGATTTTTGATTCGTCTACTATGATTATGCATGTATTTCGTTTTTCACCTTTTTCAAATTTGATTGCTCCGTTATTTACGAACATTCCCATTTGCCAAGCGATTCTACCTTGTATTGCGTTGTTTCCTTTAAATTTTCTTATCATCTTCATTTCCCCTTTCCTTAACTTTCTATATATAGTATAACATACCAATAATCTTTTGTCAACAGATTTTATGAAACTTTTTCATCTTTATTCGACATTCTCAAATAAAAATGGTAAATACTTTTTCAACAATCGTCTAGTTGGCTTAAAATGTAGAATAAAAGCTGATACAAGACCTACACCTATAAACCATGTCAGAATGATTATACCTCTTATAATAGCCCATACTAAATCGTATCCACCGTAATACATTAAATATCTCTCCCTTCATATTACTTATAAGTATACCAAATTATCATTCTTTTGTCAAGAGATCTTAATGAATTATTTTCGAAAAACTGATTATATATGTAAGAGATACAGCATAACTTATAGCATTACGAACGATATCCTCATTATAACTGTCCACAATCTTCATCACTTCATCTACAATCCTTTTTGCTTCAACTTTAGATATCCCATGCTTAATCAGTCTTTTAATCTCTTTTTTAGCTAAAATTTCATTAATCATGTTTAAATCTCTCCTTTTTTGTTTTCTTAGTACATTATATGTACTTATATGATTATTATTACTATTTGTAAAGAGATTTAAACATGATTTTTGATAAAATTTTGCTCTCTAAAGAGGATTATTACACCTCTCAAAGTTCTTTTGTACCAATCGGAATGTTAGTTACTATATTGATGTGAATTGCTCCATATTTATCTCTAATTGCTTGAATTAGCTTATTTTGAATTGTTGTTGTTGATTTACTGTATTTAGTCATATTTACTTTAAAACCTCTGAAATATCCATTTATTTCAGTTCTTTCAGCTATACAAGTGTCGTAATTGTATAATCTTGTCCCAGAATCATGTTGTTTAATATGAAGATTTTTAGTTTTTACGTTGTCATCACCATTTACGAATGCTATTAATACATCAATGTTTTTTGCCATCTGAACATCTCCTCCTTTTCTTATTGTATCTTTATTTTAACATATATTATTTCTTTTGTCAAGATATTTTATGAAACTTTTTTAATTATTTTATCAATGTTTGCAACAACTCATCGGATCTGCGATTCATTTCTTGAATTGCTTCAACTAAGCTGTCTTTGCTACCGATAACATAGTATCTGTTTTTTCCTTGCTTTTTTGTTTGAATTAAGTATGATTTTAACCATCTACCGCCATTGTTTTTGACAACTCTGAATACATCGCCATTTTTCAAAACTCTTTTATTCGTCATTGCCATTTTACCATCCACCTTTTATTATCTTCATTTATAAGTATAACAGATTTAATTTCTGTTATCAACAGATTTATGGATATTATTTTATAATTTTTATTCCGTATGTAAGAGTCAATGCATAATCAATCGCTCTAGTCAAATCGCCATTCGTAACGCTCATTGCCACCTCTACAATCTCTTTTGCAACCTCTTTAGATACTCCATACTTCATAATCTTTTTGACCTCTCTATAAGCCTGTAACTCATTCATGTTATCGTTCTCCTTTTGTGTTTTTCTTATTGTCACACTATATTATATGACGGTTATATTATTATTATTATTATTATTATTATTATTATTATTAACACTTATGGAAAATTTAAACACAAAAAGAGAAAAATAGGCTCACCATAAGATGAGCCATCAATTAATTTAATTCAATTTTACCTGTTTCTGTGCCAAAAAATCCTGTCTGCACTTGAAGTATCAGTGGTTTTCCAATCATATCACTCGGAATATCGAAAACTACTTTTCCACTCATGGAAACATCTGGATTTAATTGTGTCAATAGAAATTCTACCTGTTCATTTGCATAGATTGAAGCTGTTCCATCAGATTCATATTCTTTACCATCTGCCAATAATTTGAAGAAACTAGAATCAATAGTAATAGCTTCTTTACCTCTATTTGTAACAGTAGTTTCAAGAATCAAATATTTACCTTTTGCATTTTGTCCAAACTCTCCACCGACATTTGTTGCTTCTGTCCGTTTTGTGATTTTAAATTCAACGTCACCAACTTTGAGTGTATCACCGATTTTGGCTACCTTCTCTTCCTTCTTAGGCTCCGCTTTTGGCTCTGCATCTGTTGTATCCTGTTTTGCTACATCCTCTGTTTTAGGTGCTGTTGTGGTTGTTGTATCATCCCCTTCACCAAACATTGCTCCAACTACTCCAAGTATAATCAAAGCCAATACACCAATACCAACAAATTTAAAGAATTTTTTCATCAAACATCTCTCCTTTTAATATATTTTTCATTTAATGTGTGACACGTGATAAATTGTGTCAGAACTTTTCTATAATCTCCAAAGAGGATTTTACACCTCTTTAGAGAACTCTTCGTAGTTTAGGTTAAATACGCTGTTTTGAGCCTTTTCAACGCTCTTTTTTATATTTTGAAATAATGTCTCAATTCTTAGATGTTTAGCGATACGCTTATAAACATATCCATTTTTAGTTTTCCAACGTAAGACTAGGCGTACAGCGTCATCTCCATGCTCTCTAACGTAATCTGTTTTTATATCAATACTAGAATAAATCAGAATGTCTACTGCACGATTTCGAGTTGAGATTGAATAAACTCTTTCCCAAGTATCATTTCCTTCTGCTATGTATTCCTTTGTGATATCTTTCATGAATCCTAATCTGTTTTCAATTAATAAATTGCGAACTCCCCATTCAAACCATTTTTTACTAAATTTAACATATTTTCTTGTCATTTAAAATCATCCTCCCTTAACTTTCTGTAATAAGTATAACACATATACATATCTTTTGTCAATAGATTTTATAAAAATATTTTGGGGGAATTTAACCCCCCCTAATTATAAACTTTCACCGTATCTTCATATAGAATATAGTCGCCATCATCTACATTGATATAGCACTTATCACCATCTAGCCTAGAATCAGAGTAAAATTCGATAAAGTATTCGATTTGATGTTCTTCATTGTTACAACTATCTAAAACTTGTGTAAAACGCTTTGTAACTAAATTTGCAAGCTCATCTGCAACTTCCTCTAGCTCATCTTTTAGCTCATAATACTCATCAGAATACATTTCTGCATTTCTACATTTCTCTCTTAACTCTAGAGCTTCTTTAAGTTTTGATTTATCATTATCTGTTAAAATAGGGATAGCTCTCTCAACATCATCTAAGGCTTCAATAAACTTATCGGGGTCGCTTACGCTAATATAGTTGCGATTGTATATACCTATGCTCCAATCTCTCAATCCATCTTCTAAATAGTTTAATTGCTCACTGATATAGTGCATTTCAGTTTCAACCATATCCTCATAGATATCATTTCTCAGCTTTTGATTAGCATGAAATACCTTTATTAATTCCTCATTGTTTAAATCCTTTAAATATTTTTTAGTCATACAATCATCTCCTTTTTTTATCGTTAAATATATTATAACGCATTTAATTTCTTTTGTCAACAGATTTTTAAAAGAATTTTAGGGAATTTTCTTTCCCTAATTATGCTACCTCTTTAATCATTCTTATGTATTGTCTTAAAACTTCACCTGTCCACCTTTGAGCACTGCGATAACCAGTATTATCATAATCTAGGCAATCTCCACATCCATGTTTTTTGAAAAATCCGACATCAATGATTTTTATGTTTCCTTTTATATCAATCATTACATTTGATTCGTGAAGGTCGTATGGACTGTAACCTAATTTCAAAATATCGATTAGTGCATTTTCCCATTGGTCAAGGATGCTCTCATTTACATTATAAGGATTTCCATAGATATTTACATAATCCCTAACCGTTTTCCCTACTATCCTTTCAACAATCAGCAATCTGTCTTCAATTACTGCGTATAATGTAGGAATGCTGTCTAAATGACTAATTTCTTTTAAAACTTCCACATCATTATTGCAGGCATCATCCGTATCATCGTAAATGTATTTTATTGCATATTTTCCATAAGCGAATACATGACCGCAACTACCGCTACCGATTTCTTCTAATTTGTATAAATTTCTTGTTTCATACAGATTTAAGATATGATTTAAGACTGTTTTGGGTATGGGGTTGATGATTTCTGTTTTAATTTCAGTTTTTAAAATTGTTAGTCTCTCCTGTTTTGCCATTCCCCAAGATTCTATTAACTCCTTTTCTAACAATTCAGTATTAAACATTAACATCTCTCCCTTTTTGTTTTTCTTCAATTTTCCGATTATGTCTCTCCTTTGTTGAACTAATTTCATTATACTATTATTTTTTGCGTTTGTCAACAGATTTTTGAATAATTTTTATAAAATCGTTTTAATTTTCGATTTTGAACCTAAAATTGACTTTTGATCAAATTTTTCGTGGTCAATTTAATTTTGCTTTCTGTTTTGTATATTGGGGGTATACCTATTTGATTTTTTGAGCCAATCCTAGATTTGAAGCAGTTTTCGCCTTCCTCTTTAAAATATTGGGGGTGGGTCAATTTAATTTTCTGATTTCATTGTAGATTTGCTTTCAGTTTTGGCGTTCCTCTTTAAAATAAAAATACCGAAAAATGGGGGGTAGGGTCATTCAAAAATTTAAGCGATTTTTAAAATTGAAACGCTTTTGGCGTAAGTGGATTAATATTTGATAAAATCGATATTTTATAAAGAAAATGAGTGGTGTATAATATGCTCTATTGAGCGTATTCCTAGAATTGACTTTCTTTTGAGTCTACCTAATTTATCCTTATTTAGGCTATTTATCGCTATTTTAAGCATATTTTATGCTCCATAGGGGGCGACCCATTCCAATATGAATAGAAACGCTAGAAATAGCTTTCTTTTCTGCCTACCGATTCAATTTAATCAAATTAGACGAAAATATTTAATTTAAACTAAATTCGATTATTTCATCTAACTGTAGAATTGAAACGCTTTTAAGCCTACCGACTGTTCGGTACCATTATATATATGTATAATATATGTACAATATATGTATAATAATAGAGATATTACGATAATCCATAATATCTATTCGCTTTTATGATTAAATCGAATGGTGAAAATCAAGCCATATTTTACCATTTTCTCTATCCTTATAGATAACGAATAGACGCTTACCACACTATTTAATCAATATCGTTTTATCATTACAACCACCATATACATGACCAAAGATTTTGAAACGTTATTTACAGTTTGGAATAGCTTCATATCCTTTGTAAGCAGATATTCGATTTAATGCACGTTTCAGAAAGTCTGTATCACCTTCACTCGCTCTCTTGATTTCTTCTTTTAATATTATAGCCATTCCTTTATGAAGGTTGACAACTGATTTAATATCGTTATATAATATAATTGCTTCCACCGTTAATATCATCTCTCTTTCTGTTTTTGGTATGGAACTTCCGATGAGCAGGCAAGTCTTAAATTAGGCTGTCTGCTCCTTCCTAATATCGTAAACATATTTAATCTTGTTCAAAATTTTTTTAGTCCTAATGCTTTATAATAAGCAGGTTTTGAACGTTCGTGATTGAGTAGTCATATTCAGTAATATTCATGATAAATTGATTTGGATAACGTCCTGCGATTGCTGTATCATGGATAATTATTTTATCATTATCAACATCAATATACAATCATTTTGATTTCTAACCACCTAACCAATTTACAAAATCGTAAATTATATAAATGTTTTATGTCATCACTTCATCTCTTTTTATTTGTTGATTCTAATACAGCATTTCAATAATCATTTATCAGGCGACTTTTAAAAATTTGCTAAAAAATTTCTTTTCTTGTTATATACAATAAGATATTTTCTTAACCAAAAAATCATAGAAACCAATCCCATTTTAAGCAATATTTCAAGTTCGCTGTTAATAATATGATTTTCAGCAACTTTTTTGAACGCCTGTTAATATATAGTTAGCAATTTTTCGATGTCGCTGTTAATATAAAAGAGAATCACGTTCGAACGATTGTTCGGTTTTTAGCAATTTTTCGGCTCGCCTGTTAATATAATATATAAAAAATTTTTCGTGATATATACACATTACCAGCAATATTTGAGGTTCGCTGTTAATAGTATATAAAAAATTTTTCCTAACATTTTCAGATTATCTATCAGACGATTCAAGAATACTTTAACGCTTCACCGCATTAAAGTTTAGAACTTCACAGCGTTAAAGCGTTAAAGTTTTAAAGCGTTAAAGCGTTAAACTGAAAAATTGATTCGAATAGTCGGTTTTATTCTTTACCATATTAAAGCATTGAAGCGTCACCACTTTAATAAATTAAAGCATTAAAGTATTCATGCTTTACTTCATTAAAGCATAAAAGCGTTAAAGTGTCATAACGTTAATGCTTTACTTCATTAAATAGTTAATATACTAATACTATAATACATTAATACTGTAATACGTTAATACTTTAATATACTAAAGCGTTAATACTTTAATACTGTAATGCTTTATCAAGTTAAAGCGTTGGTGCTTTAGTGCACTAAAGCGTTAATTCGTTACCACTTTAATACGTTAAAGTATTAATACTTCACCACGTTAAAGCGTTAATAGGTTAATACTTTAATACTTTAATTGATTAAAGAGTTAAAGTTTTAAAGCATTAATACTGCATTACTTTAATGCGTTAAAGCGTTAATATTATAAAATTTTAATACTTTAATAGAGTAAAGCGTTGAAGCATTAATACTTTAATTGATTAAAGCGTTAAAGTGATGAAGACTTTAGTAAACTAAAGCGTTAAAGCGTTAAACCGACAAAACTACTATACTTTATTAAATTAAAGCGTTAAAGTGTAAAACAGAGTGGATTAGTCGCTTTATTAAATTAAAGCGTTAAAGCAGTAAAGAATCATAAAAATTCCCGTTTGTCAAGAAAAAAATAAAATATACATGAAATGTATACGACTTTTTCCTAAAAAATGGATATGAAAGCGCTTTCTTCTCAATTAGATGAAAAAAAGAGCTTTAAATGAGAAAATGGTGAAAATGTAAGCGTTTTCAGTTTGGGAAATAACTTAATTTCCTATGAAAACATGTATAAAAAATGTATAGAGTGAATAAAGGCATAAAATGAAAGTCCTTATATATCAACGTTTATACAAACTAAAATGTATAATATACATGAATATACTCAAAAATAACTTATTTTTATACATAACCTTGCATAAAATTGCTAGATTAGAATTATTATTAATAGCGTCAAAAATGAAAAGGAATGGTAACATACCAGAAAAGGAAAAAACGTCTTATAAGCTAAATATGAGCGTCTGAAGCTATCAAGTATTTTTACTTTACAGCATAACATGGATTTTTTGGGCATCATTGAAAAGTCAAGAAAAAAATTTTAAAAAATGAAAATAAATATCTTGACTTTTCCTTTTTTATATGATATTTAAAAAACACTTTACTCTGCTAAAGCGTTAAAGTATGCTTTTTTTATATATAATAGAAGAAACTGAATGCATGAATAATGCATAACTATTTCCTGCATATTATGTATATTTCCCAAAAAAATCGTTGAAAAGCCTTATATATCAACGTTTTCTATACCTATGAGGGTATATCATAAAAAATAGGAAAAATGAATAAATATACACAATATACATTAAAAAACTGTATATTTTTTTGCATTTTCACAAAGTTTTTTTCTGAGATGCCTTAAAAAGCCCGTCATATCAACGTTTTGAGCAAAAAAATATTTTTAAAAAAATTTTTTTCACAATGTATAAATGTAAGCGTTTTCATACATATTTTTTATGCAATTTATACATTTTTTATGCAATATACATGAATATTCATGAATATGTAAGCGTTTTCATACATTGACCAAAAATCAAAAATAGTCTAAACCTTGATATATCAAGGTTTTTAGAGTATCGTTTGACAAAGTCCTTTATACATTAGTATACTTGAATTAAGTTAACAAGCAAAGAGCTTCTAAAAATTTTATAAAAGGGAGGGGAGGCAGTGAAAGAGTATATATTTGTAAACTTTAAAACTGGAGAAATAATTGTTGTCGAATCAATTAATGAAAATGAAGCATTAAAGCAGGCTAAAAAAACTTTTGGAGAAAAGCACATGGCAAATTTTGAAGGCAGTTTTAATGACTTAAAAGCAGTCAAAAATGAAGCAAAGCAACGCAAACAAACATTATAAGAGATAGGGAGGAAGAAAGTTAATGAAGAAACATGATCGATTAAGCAGTGTAAAACTTAAAAAATATGAAGCAGATAAAAGAAATATCTTTCCAGATTGTTTAATATTAGAAGATAGCGGAGAGTGGTTGACGCTATACGCAACAACAAAAAGCATGGAGAACATAGAAATAATGGTTGAAAGAGCAGCTATTTTAAAAAAATATCAATAAACACAAAAAATAATCATATATAAAAGAAGGGAGAAAACGTAAATGATGACATTTGAAGCACTACAAAATAAAACAATGCTAACTAATAAAGTTAGTATTTATATCCCTAGCAAAATTAATATAAGTAAAATTAATATAAAGACAATAGATAACAGCGAATATGTTGAAGCAGTTATGAAAAAAATGTCTTTACTGTTTGGCGGTGCTACTGCTTACAATGCAAGCGGTGCATGGATGAGTGAAGAAAAGGGGCTAATTATTGAAAATGTTACAATAATTTACAGCTACTGTGACGGTTTAAAGAATGAAGAGATCGACAAAGTAATTAATATATGCGAATGGCTTAAAAACGAATTACAACAAGAAGCAGTAAGTTTAGAAGTAAATGGTAAGCTGTATTTCATTTAATTAATTAAAATGTTTCACGTGAAACAATTGCACAAAAAATAATTATTTAGATTGTTTCACGTGAAACGCATGAAACGCAAAAAATAATAATAAAAATAAAATGGAGGAACAAAAAAATGAAAAAAGTTGAAGAGATCAAAAATATTATACTTGAAAATGACTTTGAAGAGGCGCAAAGAATTTTAGACATTGGAGAATATACAAAAAATTTTGATTCTGAATATCTATATAATGAAAGAGAAGAAAGCGAAAACTTTAACCGTATTTTTAAAGTCAAAGTTGAGAGAACAGATGATTATAAAAGATTTTTAACAATAATGGAATCAGAAAAGAGAGCATATATTCAAAAAGAAAAAAATAAAGTGTATCCACTTTATGAAAGAGGTTTGGTTACTAGAAGTGAAGCATTGAAGCTTTTTAGTAAAATAGAGAATGAAGCTTTAGAAAGTAAGTTATCAAAATTTAGTGTAACATTTGAAGAATGGAAGAGTAACAAGTTAAAAAATGGTCAAAGACTAGGAAAAGCACTGAGAAAAGCAGGATTTTCAAAAGAATTGCTAGACTTTTACAGTGAGCAGGTAAAAACAGAAAAAGAGATATTTTTAACAATTACAGATAAAGTGCAATATATCGCTGGTATGAGTTATTATAGTAATATGGAATGGGATGGCATGAACGGTAGTTCATGTCAAGACCCAAGACATGGCGGGAGTTACTCAAAACACTTAGCGGGTTCGTTACATGACGATAAGCTATATGTTGGCTTACTTCATGAAAGTTTGGACGACTTACAAGATATGGAAGAAAAATTGTTGGGAAGAGTAGTTTTGAGATTGCTTGAAGACTTTGAAGGCAAAGAATCAATTCTTGTTGCTACAAGATATTATGGCAACAATGAAACAAAAAGCTTACTGCATGAAGCACTAAAACAGATAGAGTCAATAGCTCCAATTTATAGCAATGACGCTTTAGGTTATGAAAGATATAAAGAAACAGCTAATGGATATGTTAACGTTGAAACCATTAAAGACATTCATATCTATGAGAATAGAATTGAATATATTGACATAGAATGTCCGTTATGTAATGGTGATGGTGATATATACGGATACGATGAACAAGACAATGAATATAGTGTGTGCTGCCCACACTGTGAAGGTAGTGGAACAGTAGAAATAGAGCATGAAGTATATGTTGATGAATGGGTAGAAATAGAGCTTGAGGATGAGGTATTACCTTATAATGAGGACTATATTCATAATGGATATTCTATAGAAATAGATTTAAATAAGGAATATATAATTGATAAAATGGAAGAAAGAGAGCATGGGAATGTAAAAGAAGGCGTTTAATTGCCTTCTTTTTTTATGCTCTTTTTTGTTTTTTTGTGTTCTTTTTTTTGTTCTTTTTTGATTACTGGAAAGGAAAGAGGGTTAACGGATAAACGATTTTTTGCAGTTTGGAGAAAAGGGATTGGATAAAGATTGGAGGAAGTTTGATTTTTTTTTTTTTTTTTTTTTTTTAGTGTATGTATTTTAGAGCGTGAAGCGCTTTAGCGGTTTAATTCTTTAGTGAGTAAAGAAAGAGGGATTGCCGGACTTGGCGAACATGTTAAATATATAAAAACGTATGTCTTCAAAACAAATAATTCATATGTAAAGTTTTTTTCTTTACACTGCAATCAGATTGGATGATAAAATGCTTTAGTCCTTTAGTATGCTAAAGCGTTAAAGGGAGGGAGGTTGGCAATCCTTAATAATACTTTATAATTTATGATAAAGCGATCAAGTAACCCATAACAGATATTATGGGGGTACTTTTTACCATTTTATAACGGTTATTATTCTCAGAACCCCAGAGCTCTCCCATCCCCACACTCTGACCTCATTTTCGACTCTCACCTTTTCAAAATCCTAAATACCTCATAATTACCCATAAAATCCTCAAAAGTACCACATAATTCATACGTAAAAATCCACTCAATAAAGCATATTCTTAATTATCCACTTTATCCACAAGTTATCCCCAAGCTATCCCCAAATTATTAAAGAATCCTCTCTATAAAGTACATTCTTCCGTATATACATAGGGGGCATACTTTCAACATTTCTCAACAAAGTACCTAAAATATGCTCTATACAGGCTATTTTAAGCAGGTAAAAAATATACCCTTACCGTATATCAAAAAAACTAGAATTACTAATTTTTCCCGCCCTTTCATCACAATAACTAAAATAAAATATATAAAATATATCGTAATAAGCTTCGTAATTAAACAAAACCAACACAAAAATGAATCCAAACACATTTTTACATCATATTTCTACCTCATAATCCTTTGACAAAATTCATATATAATAATATAATACACTTAAAAGGAGATGATATTCATGAATAACAAAACCTATCAAAAGTTAGATAAGATAGTATTAACTGAATCCCAATTAAAAGAGATTTCTAAATGGGTGGCATTACAAAAATTTGAAACAATCGACCTTCCATTAAAAGAATGTTTTGTCATTGTCAATGATATAAAATACGAACACATCAACTTAGAATCGGATATGGGTATCTATTTTAAGTCAGATAATAACGTAATAACGATTGTTCAATATGATATGAAGGATTTCTCGCCACTGTTTTCAGCTAAAATAACTGAATCCTTCTTTTCAGATGATGATTTTGAACTTACTGTATTTTCTAAGTATATAAAAATGTTTAGTAGAGAATACCACAAGAAAGTAGCATTAACCACTATTCTTATTGTATTTGATATATTTCAATATATGACGCACAAACAAGACCATGTAGTACAAGATAAGACCAACAAGGTAATTAAAAAGAAAAAGAAGGGTAAGACTACATCTCGCAACAAGAAATCAAACTACGTCAAAATACACTCTAAAAAGTATACTTTTGACTTTAACAAAAAACCAACAGGAATAAAATATAAACGACACGTGGAATCATGGACTGTAAGGGGTCATTGGAGATATTATAAGAAAACAGGTAAGAAAGTATGGATAAATAGTTATGTCAAAGGGAGAGGTAATATAAAAGGGAAGGTTTACAAAATATAATAGACACTCATTTCGAGTGTCTCCCAACTATTTACCTTTTCCTCTTAAATCTTTCTCAATCTTTTTGAATAAATCTTCTGCACCATTATTTTTATTATTAATCTCTGCTTTTACTTTTTTAATTAATCGATTAATTAATGACAGCATAAAAGAAATGAATAATATAAATGATACAAGGATGTTTAACCACCAAATAATTGTTGGCAACAATATTAGCCACCAACTCCAAGTAATAACACCAACTAGCTTTAATATAACAAATACGATAGTTAATAAATTAAGCAATCCTACATTAATCTTCAAGTTATTATCCCTCCTATGTTATTCTTGAAAGTCCAATGGATTCTCAAATATTTCTCTTTGTCGCTATTTTTTATAAGTAGATGGCATTTTTCCTTATCTTCACTATAAAACAACGTTTCATTTGTTCTAATATCGTAAACATGGAATATCATTTCCTTAACCACCTATTAGATTTTTGAAATTCTCAGCATTTCTTGACAAGTAATCCATAAGCAACATAAAGCGACTAGCATTATAATTTCCTGCATATCCAACAGCTAACTCTGCTTTTACAAAATCATCCAACCTATTCCAATTTGCAACAACATTCATAATATCTCCAAATCTCAATCTTTTTACATGATTTAAAAACTTATGAATATGAACATAATTTTCTGTAGGCTCTCCATCTTCATCTCTAGACATTTCAATCATTCCATTAACTAAATCATTATTAATAATGTTGTTCCAAAACTTCATATTAGCAATAATTTCAATATCTTCAATATCACTAATGTCTCCCATGATGTCGCCACCAACAATAGTGATACCTTCTTTAATTCCTTTTTCTTTTAGTTCTGATATGTATTTCATTACCATTTCAAGAGATTTTTCCATACCTTTCAATCCAAAATATTCAAATCTGGTAGCTTTACTTTTATCTCTGGTTAGCAATACACCATCTTTTTCGATATTTCCTGCTAGGTAAGAATCACCCTTGCCTTGATGGTTTTTAATCTTAATGATATAATATGATTTAATAACGACTTTACTCATGGTTTACATTTTTCCTTTCTACACCTTGTTTTTACGATTGCGAGTACGCTCTTCAAGCCACATTTTAGCTTCTTGTAATTTAGTAATCGCTAAATCATTCTCACGACAATGAAATTTTCCTTTCTGAAACCCTTGTAATCTTTCAATTAATACTTCAATTACATCTTCAATTTGTGCTCCATTGACACCATTCTCTAATACAGTACCTTCTTGGAATTTAATATTGATGAAATCTCTAGGTTCTTTAAGTTCTATAACTTCCGCTTCTTCCACTAAAGATAGGTCTGCTTCCATAAATAACTCTTCTTTAAATTTTTGACCTTCAAAACCATCAAAATCTAATTCATATGGATAAGACCAATCTTCATCAATGTCAACAATAGTTCCGATAGAATTATAGGATTCTAAGCTTTTGTTAATCACTCTAACTTTGTCGCCAATCTTAAACCTCATTGCCCTCACCTTGCTCTTCTAATTCTTTTTGCTCTTCTAATTCTTTCTCTAACGCTTCAACATCAATTCCTAAGTCAAACTCCATTTCTTCTTCTGTTTTTACAGTTTTAATGTCAACTGTATAGCCATTCATTAGTAATTTCATACGGATTTGACCAATTTTTTCTAATGGGAATGTACTAATATCTAAAGCGTCTTTCTGGCTCTTTGTAGTTTCAATACTTACAATATTACCGTTACTCTCAATAACATTCAGAAGATACTCTGCTTTATATTTTGTCTTTCTAATTCGTAAAATCTTCTTTTCACTTACATATATACCTTTTACTTTTCCCATTGTTTACTCCCCTTTTCTTCCGTAAATTTCCTGTATGATTTCAGCCATCTTTTGTACACATTCTTCATGACCTTTGAAACCTCTTTTAAACCCGTAATCATCAACTAAAGCAAAGCCAAAAATCATCTCATCATCTGGTAGTACACGATAACAATGGTCACACATTCTTTTAAGATTTATCTTTTCTGACATTATTACCACCTTTAAACCCATTAATAATCTTTTCTAGCCAAAATAATAACCAATAATGATATGTAAAAATTCCAATATTCTTGTCAGTCATCTTAAAACTTCATAACCCCAAAATTTTGAAATGTTTTGAATATCGCATATGAATATAATCCGATTCCTAATCCTATGTATATAATAAACAACTATACAAATAGCTCTAATAACATTATTTATTTCACCTACCCTTATAATATATGAGAGTCTTCTCGCCTAAAACGATAAAGATAATTTCTTGTTAATATATATCAGGCAATTGCAACAAGATTTCTGTTTTTTCTCTTATTTGGGATATTTTATCAATGTCATGTTCTACTTCTGGAAGGATTTGACCAGAAGCATCACTATAAATCGTGCGCATTTCATCAAAAAAGTTTTGAACAGCACTATCAATGGCATCTTGCAATTTTAATTTAGCATCTGTTGGCTCACCTTCTGAAATGTATCATAATTCATTTTGTGATTTTGCCCATTTAGACATATAATCAACTCCCAAAATTTTTATAAAATAGATTTCCTAGTTCAATTTTCTTTTTTATATAATCCATTACTTCTTCAAAGGTAATCTGTTCAGTTAATACAGGGTGCATATAATTTTTCCATCCTTCCTCCAATGAACAATTAAAAAGGCTACACTGAGAAATTAAAATATCGGCAACCTTAGGAATATTGATTTCAAATTCATTCATTTTTAAAATTCTCCTTTCTCAATAAATAGGGAGTTTTACACCTTTCCTCATAAAAATAAGGGGAAGGGGTATCTACCCCAACCCCTTAGACTATAAATTCGTCAACTTTAGATTTAAGTTTTGCATTTCTCTCAATTTCATATTGTTCTTTTTCGGCACAAGATTGAGATTTTTTCATTTTATTAATCCCATAGATTACAATAATCTAAGTCGATACCACATGATTCGCATTTATTATCGTCTGAATTAGTAGTTTCGTTTGGTTTATTAGTTTCATCTTGTTTTTCTTGTTCTGATTGATTTTTATCATCTTGACCATATGTGAATCCTGTCAGGTAGTTGTCAAACTCTTGGTCTGATACTTCTTTGTAAACACCGTATTTGATAGCTTTTGCATAATCTTCATAAGATAAAGTAATTCGTTTATGCTCTTCATCACCGATTAATGTATTTACTTTAATTAAGTCAATCACTTTCTCTTCTTTATTATTTAATGCATAGTAATATGTATAATGTTTACTATTGAAATCTTTTACAACAGTGACATTGAATCGTGGTTCTTTTGGTAGTTCAGCACGTAATTCATAAATGTTACCAACAAAATCTGCAATACCTTCTAGTTCACTAATTAGGTTATCTGTTATCTTAATTCGTTCTCCAACTTTAACTGTTTCAAAGTTTTCATCTAGCACATGGAATGAAACCTCATCATTATCATGAAGTTCAACCATATACATCTCTCCATTTATATCTCCTAAAACATCCTTATCAAAGATGGTGATATCATGTAATACAAACGCTTCTCTTAAAAATTCAACATCTGAAATCTTCGCAACTCGTTTCTTACCAACGTCATCTAATGTCACTTCATTTGTTTCTAAGTTGATAATGATAACTTTACCAACAAAATCTGTATCTTTGATACGACCTAAAAATTTCTTATTATCAAAAATGCTCATATAACACATTCCCTTCGATTTAAGATTTATGCGTTTATTAACGCCTCTCTTATAATCCATTATATCATTATTTTCATCATTTGTCAAAAAGAAATCTTACATACCAGAAAGAGGTTGCTTTATGCAACCTATTAGAAGTTCTCTTTAATATATTCATCTAACTGTTCGTCAACATTGTTGCCATCTATAACAGATTCTTCAAATTCGATTTCGCCAATTTCTTCGATTGGTTCAATGTTCTCCGTTTCTGCATTATACATAGCTAAAAGTTCTTGTAAGAAACTTCTTCTTTCCATATTTGCAAATTTCTTTAATGCACGATTAACTGTTTGTGCTTGTGTCAGCACTAACATATATTCTTTAGCTCGTGAAAACCCTGTATAAAGAAGGTTAGCGTTTAATTGATATGTCATTGATTTATCAGCAATTATAATAGCTACTTTATATTGGCTACCTTGTGATTTATGAATTGTTGTAACCCAAGAGTGTACTAATTGAGATAGCACATTTCCAAACTTAACCTTAACTTTAATACCATCAAACTCTACAATAAACACTTTTTCGTCTTCATCAATATCAGTGATTTTACCTGTATCACCATTAAAAATATCCGCTACTCCACCATCCAATGTTTCAATATTATATGTGTTTACAATATTCATTACACTATCTCCAACTCTAAATGTTATTGGATTTTCCTTTCTTCCAACAGTTTTCTCTTTCTTCATTGGAGAAGGTGGATTTACAATCTTTTGAATCTCTTTGTTTAACTCAACTGTTCCCAATTTACCTTTATTAGTCGGTGAAAGAATTATAACATCATCTGGACTAAAACGCTGAATAACTCGCTTATAATTATGAATCAACCCATCACGAATATATTCTTGGTCAACCAACCAAAATACACAATCCTTACCGAATACGATACGACCTTCCGCTGTATCGTTTAAAAATCTTTTGCCTTCACGAGTATCTGTTGCTACATTTAAAATACCACCATCTGCTTGTCGGAATACTTTTTTCAATCGTGAAACCTTAATAACTCCACTATGGATAACATCATACAAGAAGTTGCCTACTCCTACACTTGGCAACTGAAAATCATCACCAACAAATAAAATTCGTGCATTTTGATTCTTTAACGCTTTAAAGAATTTAGAAAGGATAAATACGTCACACATAGATGCTTCATCAATAATGATTACATCTTCCGTAATATCTTTAATGCCTTCTTCTGTATCTTCTCCAAAAATTCCTGCTTTGCGATGGATTGTTGAAGCTTCTCTGTTTGTGTATCCTTGCATAATTTTTGATGCTTTTCCAGTCGGAGCCAATAGTGCTACCGATAAATGTTTTTTGTCAATAAATTTAAGAAGGATATTTTGAAGCCATGATTTCCCCATACCTCCAGACCCAATTAATAGTAAAATATTATTTTCATTCCAATCATGGAAGAATTGGCGTTGATTCTCTTCAAGCTCTACACCATTTTCTTCGCAGTATTCTTCAATCATTCTGTCTAACTCTTCTGTCTCAAATACTTTTTTGCTTTGCGTTTTGAATTGCACCATTTTCATTGCAACATATTTTTCTGCGTTGTATACCGCTTTAGTTGTATATCTCCCACCTACATTAACGATTCCTTCAACTTCTTGTGCTAAAACTTCTTCAATATAATTTTTATTGATGTTTAAAAGGTCAACTGCTTTATTTAAAAGAGATTTGTAATCAATCCAAGAATGACCACTTGTATTCTCTTCGTTAATGCAATAAAACAAACAGGATTTAATTCTGTGTGGAGAATGCATATCAAATCCTATAGCTTTAGCGATTTCATCAGCTTTTTTAAATCCAATACCTTTAACTTCTGTTAGTAAATATGGGTTCTTTTCAATTTTTTGAATAACGATTTGTGGATTACCATACTCTTTAACCAATTTAGCAATCATGTTGTACTTGATACTATATTTAGATAAAAATGCAAGCACCTCACTCATATCTACATTATCTAATACTTTTTTGCGTAATCTTTCGAATGTTACATCTCCAATACCTTTTACCTTTGTGTAATCAAATTCACCACTTTCAATCATTCCAATAATATCATCATCTTCGCTATATACACTATAGATATTATCTACTTGTGTAGGAGTTAAGATTGTTTCTAAGAATGCACGTTGCTCTGCAACGGTTGTTGGTCTGTTTTGTTTTAAAGCTTCTATAATGTAACTACCTGCATATTTACTACCTGTATCCTCCTTAACAATCATCGTATACTCTTCATTAAGATTCAAACGAGGAATGGTACCTTTCACACTTATGTTTGACCATTTATTTAATTTAACTTTATCAACATCATCATCGTGTACATTAACAGCATAAATCCCAAAGAAATTATCTTCATTAAAAAATAACTCTCTAGCAGGGGTCACTCTAATCTCGATTCCCATAAAAACCACTCTCCTTATTAATTTATAATATTATTATATCATTATTATATGCATTTGTCAAGAAAAATATGCTGTTTTAAGTATATTTATGTAATTTTTATCAATTTTTCTCAACTATATATAATATATCATATTCTTCCATGCTTTGTCAATAAAAAATCTTAAAAAATATTCTTTTTAAACAGTCATTAAAACAGTTTTAAACACATATAGTGTATTAAATCAAATTTTGAAAGGAGCTTAAAACATATGGTAAATGGTATTAATAGTGGCGTAATCGCTATAGATAATGGAGGAAGCTCAACTTGCGTGGTAACTAAAAATACAAAAGAATGTTTTCCATCGGTGAAAGGGTTGTATGGAAATAGAACATTGACAGATATCAATGGAAAATACGATTATATTGTTGAGTATGAAGGAAAGAAATATGTGATGGGAACTCTTGCTAAATACGACTGTCCTTATCCTCTACAAATGCACACTGATACAAAACAGCATTTATTCTTCGATTTATCTGCACTAGTCGCCATCCATCAATTCGGATTTTCCGCAAATTACGTTATATTATCAGTACCAATTGCAATGCACAATGATGAAGAAAAGTATGGAATAATCGAAAGATTATTAGGCAATCATTCTATAACAGTAAATGGTCATAAGAAAACCTTTACTGTAATGGATGTTAAAGTCGCACCAGAGACAGCAGTTGCATTTTGGATTGAAGAGCCACAAGGTAAAAATAGATTTATCGACTTAGGCTCACGAACAGTAGGATATGCTACAACTTTATATGAAGATGGTGTAAATAGATTTATCGATTCTGAAAGTGGAACATTTAAAGGTAAAGGCTTAGAAGCATTAAATGATTCCTATAATCAAGAAGCTTTAGCAGATTATATATGTGGAAGATTAATGTCTATATGGAGCGAAAGAGATAACGTTTATCTTTTAGGCGGTGGTGCTTTAGATGAATTATTAGTGGAAAGCATTAAAAAATATTTTCCAAAGTCTATAGTGATGAATAATCCTAAAATGGCAAATGCTATTGGAATGTATTTACTTGGAAGAATTGCTTATAACATGGATTAAAAACGATTGCTTTTCGCTCCTGCTTTTTCATTATTTATTATGCTGTAAAGAAAGGGGAATTTAATTGTGTCAAATAAAAAAGATGTAGATAAAATTATTGAGGATATGAAGGCTAGGACTAAGGGGAATTATATTACACAAGGTTGCTCATTTAACAAAAATTCACCTAGACAAATGGAGTTATTAAAATTTGCATTAGAACAGTCTGATTCATTTAGTGGTTTAATAAAAGAATTGCTTGCTAAGATGTTGGATAATGGAGGTATTCATCATAATGGTGGGGCGAACTTTACTCCTCAACAACAATATAGCAAACCAAAGAGTAAAGATATAGGAAATTTTTTATAAGTTTAAAACATATTTTAAAAACAACATAAATATATTGTGTTAAAAAGCAAAAATTTAAAAAACATTTTAAAGGAGTGGTTAGTATGGTTATTAAAATTGGAGGTATTGAAATTGAAAAAAGTAGTCCAACAGAGATGATGAATGATTTGACTACTGAATTGAAAGATATAGGTGTAGATAGTATACCAGAATTAATTGATTGGGTTAAAGATTTATCTATCGAAGATAAAATGGAGTTTTCGGCTATATTTGAATTATCGTTTTTTGAAAGTATGGTTGAAACTTTTAAGTCATTTTTCTTATTTTAGGGTAAAGTGAGGTGTTTTTAATGAAGGCAGTTAAATTTAGCGACTTTTTTGCAAAAAATGAGCAAAAATCGCAAAAAAATAGTGATTTTTCTCAAAAAAATGCAAAAAATGTGCAAAAAAGTGTAAAAAATAGAGAAAAATTAATAAAAAGTCATCTTATTAGGATGGCTATAATCATATCGTTTTTAGTTGTATTTGGTGCTGATATAGTTAGAATAGTTATAGCTTTTATAAGCTTGGCAATTAGTGGTTTGGTTTCGTTGCTAAATGTCCATTAGGGTATACCAAATATTATTTAGTATGTCTATATTGACCAAAAAGGTTATTTTGTAGAGCATTTGACGAATTTACAAATTTGCAGACTTATATTAATATAAATTTTCGATGTGCTCGCCTTTTTGAGATTTGCATTTTTAATAAAGGGGAGATTAAAAATGTCGACAATGACATTCAGACTAAACAATAACGGAGAGATGGAATTAGTTGGTGAGAAAATAAAAAAGGAGATGGATGAAGTTAGAAAAGTTAGCCCAGAGCCTATAAGAAAAGTTTCTAAATTTTCTAACAATTACGCATTCTCTGTTGCACCTATGGGGATGGTTGTAGCGACAGCAGTTGCAAATACAACAGGTGCAGGAGTATTTTGGGATGCTTTTATACAGTTTATATATCCATGGTTTTTAGATATAGCTAAAGTATTCTGCGCTATTAAAATAGCTCAAGGATTTTACGAAGAGCGTAGAGGTGGCAAAGATGGAGGTACAGGAATAGAGAATTTTGTACATTATGGAAAATTCTACCTACTCTTTGCATTAATTCCTTGGATTGTGGAATTAATTGATGAAGTCGGTAGTAAGATGTTACTAGAATTAAGAAATCAGTAGCTAAAGAATTTTTAGTCTTTAGCTACAATTTTTCTTATAGTTGGTCTGCTTACATTAAACATATTTGCCAACTCGGTTTTATTATATAAACCAGTTTCATACAATTCTTTAATCTTGCACTTATCTTCGTCTGATAATTTTATATAATTTGGCTCAATTTTAAATCCATTAGATTTTAAAATATCTTTTACAGTCGTCCTACTTACACCTGTGTTTTCTGATATTTTTCTTAATGATAACCTATTTTTATACATTGATATAATGTTTTTAACTAAATTATCATCTCTTGATAATAGTGATTCAGAAGTATCTCTAATTATTGGCTCACCAATATCTAAATGCTTCCATGAATTACGTGATACGATATTGAATACGTTAGTTTCGGAAGTATTGAATTTATCAGCTAAATCTTTCATAGAATATTTATTTGTTTTATATAAATTATATATATTCACAACATCGTTTTCTGTAAGTTTCGCATTAACATTTTCTTCACCTTTTATACCTTCATTTAAACCAATTGAAAAAGCATGCTTCATATTCTCTTTATTAGTTGACCATTCTAAATTATCTATATGGTTATTTTGTTTATTACCATCTTTGTGATTAACTTGTGGTTTGTTTTCTAAATTAGGTATAAAAGATAATGCTACTAATCTATGTACTTGATAGTTTCTACCTTTTCCATTTAAATAACAATACACTCGCATGTACCCATATTTATCTACTTGTTGTTTCAATATTTGACCCTTAACTAACCTTTTACCATTACGACTATTTACTCGTCTGTCTACACTACGCACTCGACCTAGATTACTAACTTCATAATAATCGCCATACTCAACAATACCTTTTAAAGATTTCCAAATTTCTTGCATAACATACACCGCCTTAACATATATTTTAATTAATTATACCATTATTTATTATGCTTATCAAGGAGGGTTGTTAAATGAAAGTTAAGCTGAATGGTAATGATTGGTATAGATTAACATCAGATTTTGGCGAAGTAAGTAAAATTCACCCAAACGGTCACAAAGGAATCGATTTAGCTATGCCAGAAGGAACTGAATTATATTCACCTGTTGATGGGGTCGTAAAAAATATTGTAGATTATGGTGATAAAAACTTAGGTAAAAGCATATTTATAGAAACAAACGATAATCAAACGGTTATAATGGGTCATTTAAGCGACTTTAAAGTTGAGGTAGGAGATGTGGTTAAAGAGGGTCAAATTGTTGCTCTATCTGGAAATACAGGACGCTCAACAGGTGCTCATCTACATCTTGGAATGAAAGATGAGAGTGGTAATTTTATAAACCCAGATGAACTTATAGTTACAGATTTGCCACAATCAACTATAACAGGAATAAGTTTTAATGGTATCAAAGATGGTTTTATTGGTATTAAGGATGATTGGAGTAATTTTTGGGATTTTATGAGAATTTGGAGAGAGGAAGGATTCTTTTATGCAGTATACGGTAAATCATTTTTCGAAGTAGTAAAAGATTTTTTTAAGGAATTATTTAGAGATATTGGCATATTTATATTAAAAAACGGTGATATATTCTTCTTAGCACCTGCAATAATTTTTATGTTTTGCACATTTTTGGTCGGTAGAAATAAATTTACAAAATGGATTGTGCCATTATGGTTTTTCTATTTCTTATCGACATTCTTTTATAAAATGATGATACAATAATGTGAAAGGAGAATGTATTATGGAATTTTGGTTATTGACAAAGATTGGTGTTGTTGTTGACCTTGTTACTAAGCTAGGATATGCTGTTGCAGGAAGTTATGTTGTAAGAACAGGTTATAGATATTATAAAGATTATAAATATTATTCGGAACAAGAAAAAGCAGAGGTGAAATAATGTGCAATTAGCATTACCAAAAAGAATTGAAACTATAGATTTTAGAAAATTCATACAAATGTATCGTGAGCCTGTTGTAACATATCAAATAACACCTAATAATTCGCCAGAAAATATGTCTATGGATGACCATTTTGGTTTCAGTAGAAGCAAAAGGAGACCACAAAGAAATCTGAAAGGTATTACCAATTTTGATGAAGATATATATTCTAATTCAACATCAGATACGTTACTTAATACTATTAGCGGTCTCTTCTCAAAGTTTTATGCACCAGAAAGAATACGATTTTATAAAGATGGTATTAAAATTAAAATGAATGATGTTGTCAGTTATAAAATTGCTATCACAAATGGTGAAATGAGATTCTATTTAACTGTACCTAAAAAATGGGCAAAAGGGTTTATTAGTGCAATTAAAAAAGATTGGGGTCAAGTAGATATTACACAAGTTAATGAAAAAATAATAGAATTTAATCCTACAAGAGCTAAAGCTATGGAAGTGCATATGCGACACCACTATGCGTTATCGATAAAATACGGTAAACAGCAGGATGATTCGCTATACTCTTCTATAGCTTCTTTAGCTTCTACCCTAGATGAAAATGATAAGCTTTTAATAGATTACAATATAGAACCTGTAAATAATAATTGGAAAGATAAAGCAAATTTGAAGATGAGACAGTTTAAAGAAGGTAGAGTACCTGCAAGAGAAGACACGTTTACATTTGGTGGGATAATAGGAAGAACAATTGATATGTTTAATGCTATATTTGATGAATTTACAAAATTAATTGAGGACTTGATGGGTGCTGAAAAAGTTGAAAAGGAGGAAAATAAGGAATTATTTGAATTACAGTATAGCGATAGAAAGTTACACGCAAACTCAAAAGGGTATAAAATGCAGATAAGAGTATTGGGTGAATCAAGCGATGACAAAAAGATAAAACACGCATTCAGAAATATAGAAACAGCTTTTTCAACACTCGATGGAGATAATAAATTTATCGTAACTCATATTAAAACAAAGCGTGGGATAAAGTCTATCATAAAAGCTGTAGAGAATAATGCTCCTATTTTAAATAAAACAAAAGATATTTATTTTGAAAAAGAAATGGAAAATATTTTAAAGTTACCGAGCAAGCAAACACTAAAAGAATATAAAAAACATATAATACAAGACAACTTCACAAGAACAGAAATCAATAGCGATTTCTTTGACAACAGCAATGGTGCTATACCATTTGCAAAAACATTAGACAAAGAGAGTAAAAGACTATATTTTGGCGGTTATGAACGAGAGTGGTGGACAGAAAAAGGAAGATATGTAAAAGAGAAAACTAAACTTGATGACCGAAGTACAGCAACAATGATATTTGGTGGAATGGGTAGCGGTAAAACTTCCGCTTCTGAAAATCAAGTGCTATATACATTTGGTGCTCATTTACCAAACAGGGAGGTTTGGCGTGAACAGTCTAAATCCGTTATCGTTTTTGATGTAGCTGATGGTGCAATGATTACGAATATTTATAATAGAGTACCAGATTGGTTGAAAGATAGAGTCGTCATTCTTAACCACTCAAACTTTAACAATCCTATTGCAGTTAATAATGCAGATTTAGCAGAGTTTAATACAAAGATAATGAATGACGAAGATTATGCTTATACTCTTGCAGAAATGGAAGCTAGACTTGTACTTGAAATATTGCAATCAGATAAATCTATATCTATGGATAGATGGTTTATTTCAGCACTTCAATGTATTCATGAGATTAACGAAGATTGGGGATATATTGAAGCAATGAGAACATTGATTGATGATGAATTTAGGCAGACAAAGGTATTACCATACATTAAAAACAAAAGATTGCAGTTAGAAATGAAAACATATGATAATATGGCTATGGAAGGTCAAGCACAAAAGATTATACAAACTATTGAAAATAGATTTAGTCAGCTAGAGCGAGACCAAAAATTATGGGATTGCATTGCACAAAGACCACTAAGAGATGAGAATGGAAATGTAAAGTTAAATTTCCGAAAGATGATGGACGGAGACGAAGATGGTGCGTATTTAATACTTGTATATATTCCGAAATCTGGCGTATCTGCACTATATAGGAAATTCATATTTGCACATTATTTCACAAAAGTATGGAATGTTGCGTTATCTCGTGAAGCAGGTTTTGCAGGTCGTGAATATAGACCAGAGACATTAGTAGTTATAGATGAGATACATCAAATTATAGACATTCCACTTGTCGGAAAGTTATTTATCGATTTGTTTAAAGAGCCTAGAAAATACTCATTGCGATTATGGTTAACTCTTCATGGGTGGTCATCATTGGCTAAAGCAGGTCGTGGATTGGAAGGAGATATAAAGCAATCAATTATGGATAATGGTTGCAATTTAATCATGCTTAAAGGTGGTGGAGAAGCGTTTGAATCATTGAGTGACTTCTTGCAACCTATGACAATAGCAGATTTTAATAGCTTGATGAATATGGATTTCTGTGGAATATTTAGGGTCGCATGGCAAAATAAAAATCACGTATTCCAAGCTAGATTATTAGAACATCTCGACAAGAATAAAGATTTTAAGAAATATAGAAATGAAGATTCTAGCTTTCTATCTTCATACAACTCTGAATATGGTAGACCTAAACAGGTTGTGCGTGATGATAATTTGGAGCGTAGTTATGAAATGCTTGAAAATTCAATCAAAAATGCTTTTGGTGATGAGGTGGAAGAGGATAAATGGGAAGAGTTAAAAAAGGTTGGTATGAGAGATTCGAAGTTAAAAAAATAAATAAAGATTGGGTCGATACTAATGTGAGACTAACAGATAGAGAGATTGAATTGTTAGAAATAATAAATTACAGAAAACTGGTAAGAAGGGATATGTTGGAAATCATATCTCCTTCTTATCGTTATTTAAGCAACAAGAACAGGACAAGAATAATCAATAAGTCTATAAGTAAAATGTTTAATTCTATGGTGATAGATAAGGTGCATGAGCCACAGCATTTTAAACGTGGAAATACGCCTGCTGTGGTCGCTTTAGACAGAGCAGGTAGTTTAATACTCGGAGTGCCATTTAAACAGCGTATAAGGCAAAATAAATATGTTTTAGGAGGTGTTGAATATATTCATAGACAGTTACCAGCAAACTTTCGCCACATCAACGGGGTCAATCAATTAGAAGTTGACACGATACTGTTTTGTGAAGAAACAGGTAATGAATTGTCTAAATGGGTGATTGAAAAGCCAATAGAGCTATTCTACGGTCAAGATAAGGTCGTTCTGATACCAGATGTTCTATTAGGGTTAAAGCTCGAAAACAGGGAGTTATTTGCGTTTTTGGAATATGATACGTCAAGCGAAAATATTAGATATAAAGAACCTCCAATAATCCGTGATAAAATTATTAAATATAAAAAATATAAATTATCTAAATTATGGGAAAAAGAACTTCCCACATTTCCGCTACTTATTCTTGTTACAGAAGATAAGAATAGGATTGGATTTTTTAATAAAGAGTGCAAAAAAAATGGTATATTAGGTGTCGGAGTTCATTCCACTAGATATGTGGATTTTTTAAATAAGATAGCTGAATTTTAGCTATCTTATTTAACATGCTTCCAAGTTTCTCTATTTACTATATTCTTTATCGTACTTTGAGATACATTAAACATTTCTGCCAATTTTCTCTGCGTATATATTCCACTAATACTATACAAATATCTTATTTCTCTAACATCATCTTCTTTTAATTTGGATGCAGGTCTATCTTCTCCAATTTGCTTTCTCGCTCTACCCTTCTTAATTGAATGGTCTTGATTTTCTTTATTTGTCACCCATTCTAAATTATTTACGTTATTATTATGTCTAACACTATCTTTATGATTTACTTGTGGCTTATTCTCTGGATTAGGAATAAACACTAAAGCTACTAATCTATGTACTTGATAAGTTTTCGAATCCATGTTTAAAGATAGTTTTACACGCATATATCCTTTATAACATTTGTGCTGTTTAAGTATTCTTCCTGTTTTTATATTTCTTACTCTACCGATGCTACTGACCTCGTAATTATCTCCACATTCGACTATATTTTTTAAAGATTTCCATATCTCCATATGTATACACCTCCAATTATATTTTATCATTATTTTTTACATTTGTCAAGTGACATTTTTAGCAGGTAGTTCAAACCGACAATATACAATATATAATATATTATTAATAATATATAGTAATACAATACAATAATGTAATAATGTAAATATGATATTATATATTGTTAATTGTCGGTTTAAGCAACGTGCTACAGAAATTAAAATAAAGGCTATTAGAGACGTTTTAATCTCTCCGAATATAATAAGTCATCTAAGCAAATAAAAACGCCACAGAGGGCAAATTTGAGCTTCTGTGGCTATTATAATGCGTTTATACTTTGTAACAATTTAATTTGGATGTTTCTATCTGCATTTTTAATCATATCCAATAACTCCTCTCTCGATAGCTCATCAAATTTTTCTAATGGCACACGATAATTTGTATCAACAACAACCAATTCATCTAACGATTTTTCAGCCATATAATCATTTAGTGTAGTTGTTATATTGGCATGATTACCTTGTCGTTGCATGGCTTTTAAATCGTAGTTTGTCAGCAACGCAACTTCTTTAATACTCGATTTCTTAAATGAGTGGAATGTGATGTTTCTTTCACCAAAATCCATATTCTCACGAATGTAGTTCATCATCTTGTTAATTGATTTATTCGTTAGTCGAAATATTTTTTCTCCACCCACCAAATCTTTTTGCTTCATTAATTCATTATATAGGTCATCTGATATTTTCTTATAATCCCATTTATTACCTTTATCTAAAGCTTTTAAAAACCATTGACCATCACGATTAACAAGGTCAGTCCATTTTAAATTTTGAATAGCTGTCTTACGAAATGCCGTTGCATAAGCGACACGAATCAATAACGCCTTTTCAAATCCTTTTCTTGTCTTTGAAACTAAGTTAATAACATCGATAACTTCTTGATGAGTTAAAGCGTCATAAGATTCTTTATCGTATTCATTGTATCTCTCTAAATTAAACCATGAAGCTTTAACATCAAATCCATAATCTTCAAGTTTCAT